ATATAGTATTATCGCCACCTTTTGTGAACAGATATAATCTTTTTGCTTCTTGTTGTAGCATTGTATGTTCTGTTCCTATGGGGGCATCATTTTTCTCGAATGGTATATCATCACCTTTTGGTAATAACCATTCTATTTTAGGATCAAAAGCACCTTTTAGAATTTGTCTTAAAGCCACAGAATCATGATCTTTTAATACTTTAAGTTTTCTAGGTTTATCTTTTGCGTTGTTTATTTTTGTAGCAATCTCATTCATAAGAGTTGGCACAGGTCTACCTGCGTCTGCTAGTGCCTGCATTCCTCTTTTAGTTGCTAAAGCGGGATGTGATGGAGTGTTAGGATTAACATCTCCTTCTCTGCTGGCGATTGTGCCATCAGGGTTTCTTCTTATAATAACCATTTTTTTCTCCTTAACAGTTCTTTCGAAATCTAAAATTCGTCAATGACTTCGATTAAAGTTTTAAGTTTTTTGTTTATAAAGTAACCTAGTATTTTATCTCTAGTCGCTACTTTAACATCATTAAACTCATTATTAATTTTTTCCTCAATGTGTTGAGGTATACAATTTAAATCGATTATCTTTCGATTTCTATCGTAATGTTTTTGTTCTTCGTCTGTGAATGTAGGAAATACTTCATTCACCCAGCTATTTATCTTTTTTTTACTTAAAGGTTTCTGTCGTCTGCCTTCTACAAAGACATTATCATCAGATAGTATATTTGGTATACCATCACTTCGATCACCTTTTAGAACGTGCTCTCTTAAATATATGACAGGATCTTCACCTTTACCTACATATTTATTTAATACTGGATTGTATTGTTTAACACTAGGACTGTGTAATTGTATAAAGTCTTTATCACCTGATAGTATCAATGTATTTTTTAAATGATTAGGACCAACAACTCTCCTAAGTCTTTTAATTAATGTAGCAATTACATCATCTGCTTCACAAGTCTCAACTTCTATAACTTTATATGGTAAAAATGTTTTGATCTCATCTTTAATCATATGTAGAAGTTGAAAGATAGCAGTCCAATCGTGATCTGATTTTTCTCTGTTTGCTTTTCGTCCTGCTTTGTAATTAGGAAAGTATTCTCGTCTCCATACATTTTTACTATCGCAAGCGATAATCATTTCACCATACTCTTTTCTAAATTTTTTATTATGAGCTCTGAGTGAATTAAGAACCATATGTCTGACAAGATCCTCTGATAGTGGATCTGAATTTCTACTATTCAATTGAACCATTAAGTTAGAAATCATTATTTGATTGAGGTCTACGATAATCATAATATTATTATATCAGTTTGTAGTGGTAAAGTCAAGCACTAATCCAAATTCATATCTGGATCAAACTCTATCTTTACTTCTTCTTCTTTTTCAATATTTTCTTTAAGTGGTTTTTTACAACTTACTCTGCTATAATTCATATCAGTAAGTTTTCTACCATCTGGTAAATTATGTATTTTAGCGATTGCGTCTGTGATGGTGTGCATAGGGTGTGAAAGATCAAAATCTCTTTTTAGTAATGATTTTATGCTTTCAATTACCATTGCTAAGTCTCTCAAAAATATATGACTTTTTGTATCAACAACATTATCTTGAAGCACATGAATAATATCTAATGTCAACTGCTCAACTATTTGTTCAATAAATTTATGTTGTTTTATTTGTAAAGCTTCTTCCTCTGTTACTTCAGGTTCAGGTCTATTGTAAACAACTCTATGAGCAGGAAACTTAATTAATTTACCCATTGTCTTTTAGTCTACCTTCACATCTATCTACAAGCTCTTTTGCAGGTGTTTTATTATATCTTAGTTCTTTCCAAGCTTTAGAAACACCATAACTTATTTTCATAACTTTTTCTTCTTCTGCCCAATACTCATCAAAAGACTTGTCTATCGTTTTTTCTTTTGTAGTTCTCTTTTGATCCATGATACTGCCTGATATGATGTTGGTTTTCTACTTATCATTCTTCTTATCGCTTTATGAACAGTAGGATTTACATCTTCAGCAACTTTGTTATTATCAACAATAACGAAATTATTTGTGCCAAATATTCTTTGTAATTTACCTATGTTTTGTTGTATTTGTTTATGACTACTAATTACAATAGCGTCTGGTAGTTTTCTTGCTCTCATTTGATTTCTTTTAAGAGCGACTTCTAAACTTGTATTTACAAAGACCATGAATACATCATAACCTATTTGTTTCATTGTGTTCGCTTCGTCTGATATTCTAGAAACGTCTCTTGCTGTGCTATCTAATATAAGACCTAGACGACCCTCTAATGCTAACTTTAACTGTGTGCCTGTTCTTGCTTTTGCTTTTGTTCTGATATCGTCTCGTCTTGCAACTTCTTTTTCATCATAATTAGCAAAGTTTAGAGACATCTTTTCTTTCTCTAAAGCACGAGCAAATACACTATCGCTATTGATTACTTTCAGGCCCATACCTGATAATGCTCTCTCAGATACCCATGATTTACCTGAACCAGGACCACCTGCTAGAAAAAATGCTTTGAATATATTGGGGTCATATACGCCTTCATTGATGTATTGTTGAAAATCTATCATACTACTATTTATGTTTTTTGCTAAATCTTTTCGCCCTTGAAGTTTATTTTACCTTCATTAATAAAGTGTTCTTTTAATTCATTATATCCGCCAATATGTTTGTCGTTCATAACAATTTGAGGTATTGTTCTAACTTGCTTACCTAAAACTTTGTACAGTTCTTCAACTGATAAATCTTTTGTAACTATCTTTTCTTCATATTGTAAACCAAGACTTTTTAATAAGTGCTTAGCCTTATCACAATACGGACAATGTGGTTTACTATAAACTATAATCATACTTTATCCTCCAAAAGCATATGTTGATAATAATATTAATGTTATTAATAATAATGTTGAATATATAAATGGTCTAAATGGATCTTTCATGATATTTTTTGTATTCTCTTACTATGTCTACCACCTTCAAACTTGGTAGTTAAAAACTTATCAACAATTTTTAATGCATCTTTTGTAGAAGTAAAATCTGCACCTAAACATAATACATTTATATCATTATGTAGTCTTGCCATTTCTGCTTCTTTAGGAGTGCGAACTGTTACTGCACGAATATGTGGGTATCTATTGGCCGCGATTGCTACACCAAATCCAGAACCACATACTAAAATGCCTCTAGTGAATACACCTTTCATTTCAAGAACCAGACTTTTTACTACATCTGGATAATCTACTTTTGCGTTTGGATCATAACAACCACAATCTAAATATGTTGTTATATCCTTTTCTATATCTTTGTCAATAGGAACAAGATGTTTCTCTATTGTACATTTTAATTCAAAACCTCTATGGTCTGATCCGATAATTAAATTATTAGTTTTCATTTTCCTATGTCTTTTATCTCACTTTTAGGTATAACTTGATATGCACCTTTATTATAGGCAGGTGCAACTGTAAAATTTCTACTTTCTTCTAATCGCCAATTGTGATGAGGTTTTGTTGCTCTTTGTTTTAAACTGGTGCCGTGTGCCGGGATCGAACTGGCCACCTGATGATTACAAATCAACTGCTCTACCGAATGAGCTAACACGGCAGGCTTTTGAACTGGTGTATCCCACCAATCACGAACTGCTGAGAAATTCTTAGGATTGATCTTTCTATCAGGATCAATACCTTTACTAATTAAAAACTTTCTATGTTCTAGTCTAGCCTTTTTTAAACTTTCTGTCTCAGGTAGTTTCTTTTTTTTACTTCTACCTTGATGTACATAAAATAAACCCATTATTTGCAATCCTTGTTTTTGTATTCGTCTGATTGTAAAGCACATTTGTAATCTTTATCTGCTTGTAATCTTAACTCTGCTGAAATACTATCTAATATACTAGGCATATTCTTAAATATTACATCAATAATATCTAATGACATACCGTGTATCAATCTTTGTGTTTCTGAATTAAGTATTTCATTGTAATTCATATCTGTGCCTTTTAGTGTCTCTGCAATTATGTGAGCAGCAGTAGCGGTATTGTAATCGTTTGCTTTTGATTTAAATGAGAATGTACAACTCACTAAAACAAAACTTAACAATAATAATATTTTCTTCATATTTCTTTATTACTTATTATACTACAAATCTGTAAAATAGTCAAGCACTCTTTACCGATTGTTCATTTTTAAAATCTTTTAATAACATAAACGGTATATTTTGACCATAATCATGATAATAACTTTTATCAGAATATGGAGTACCGTCATTATCAAACTCATCATCATAAGTCCAAAAGTACTCTTTATCATCTATGATAAAAACTTCGGACATATGAAACTGTGTAGGATCATGATTTTTATCCTTTTCATAATCTGCATATTTTTTATCGGCATCTTCTTTGAGAGAAGGAATAGCGTCTTTCATTTTAAAGAGCTCAGAGTATGGTACGTTTCTGTAAAGAGTCCATGAATTAGCAAATGTACCATAATTATCTTCACGATCCCAATAGTGTCTAGAATAAACTACATGAAACATTAAGCGTATACCTCTTTTGATATATCAATTAACCCAATTGCGTTAAATACACATTGAGCAATACCAACTTTATCTGATAAGTCATAGTGAAAAATCTTAATATCAGAACAGGCATAGGCGTCAAGAAGTTTATCTTTGTAAGCTACACATTCTTTGTGGTTGTAAAAAGAATGAGTATGCCACTCGCCGTCATGGGTTTTGAACACCATTTTGTATTTTTCTTTTTTAATCATATCTATAATATATCAGAGATTTGGTCATATTGCAAGCATTATTCCATAAAAAAATGGTCTAAAAAAGTCAATAAAATCAAGGGTTTTTGAGAGTATTTAGATTTGTTTCAGTATGTGAAACACTTTTGACACACCTTGGGCGTGAAAATGCTTTAGTTTTGTTCTACTTTTGTTCTTTTCTACCGATACCTCTAAAGTAGTGCTTTGAAGGTTCGTATCTATGAGACACATTATCATACCACCACTTAGAGGCAGCGATTATTAGGACTTTTACCTGTGCCATAATCACGCCTTAGTGTTGTGAAGTTTGAGATATCAAATCAAATTTCGGAGCAAGTAAAGCTATTTTAGCATTACTCAATCCTATTTAGACAAATTAAATTTTTGACAATTTTTTGAGCGATTCTCTTAAAATTTTTGAGCCACCAATACGAACATTGATAATACCATTATAGTAATCATCAGTCTCTAAAACTTTTCGATCAAACTGTTCTTGTGCTTCTATGTAACTTGCAACACCCCTACTAGGACAGTAGTATAGTATTTCTCTAGTGAATCTGTGTTCACCTAGTTTAAGTACATCATCTTGTAATTGTTCAGAGGAACCCCAATAAGTTTTCCAATCACTTTCTTTTGTGCCTCGTCTTTTATTCTTTCGACCTTTGAGTGGTTTCTTTGTAGTTTTGAATTTTGCTAACTTCTTACCTACATATTTCTTGTGATTGATTAGATTTGTTATTAGATAAACAAAAGCTTCACAATCTTCTGGCAGTTCTTCAACTACTTTACCTTTATAGGTCCAGTTAGTTCCAGTTTTCATCAATATCTGTTATCGTTTCCTCAATTTCTTCATGTTCTTCTCCACAGAATGGACAAAACTGCTCGATATAATCTTCTGGCAAATCATGTTTTACTATGTATGTTGCCGAGCAGTTATCACATACTGTCTTTAGATTGGGGTTTTTCGTCATAGTTTAAATCCTTTAAAGGTCTCTTTCTCAACATCTTGTTTAATACCACCAACGATATAGCTTTCTATTTCAGTTTCTTGTGGTGCATTTTGTAATCCACGACTATTCAACCAATGTTGAGTCCATGGTAATGGATTGTTGTTTGATGGTTGGTCATAAACTCCTTTTAGACCAATTGCCTTCATTCTTTTATTTGCCATAAATTCTACATACTGATTTAATAGTTTATCATTTAGACCAATCATAGAACCTTCTTTAAACAAGTATGTTGCCCAAGCTTTTTCTTGTTCAACAGCAGTATTATACATATCATATACTTCTTGCTCAGTTTCTTTTATGATATCTAACATCTCTTTATCGTTTTCTTTATTTCGATAGTTATTTATGATGTTTTGTGATACTGCAAGATGTAAGTTTTCATCTCTTGCAATTAAAGATATAATTTTAGCAGAACCTTCCATAAGTTTTAATTCACCAAATGCAAAACTACAAGCAAAAGAAACATAGAATCTTATACCTTCTAGTATGTTTACATTAACTAGTGTAAGATATAATAATTTCTTTAATTCTTTTTGTGTGCCTTTACCATTCAAGTGATATTGATGAGCATATGTAATAAACTTATCGTATGCCTCTGTTACAGTTTCAGCTCTTGCCATAATCTCTGGTGTTTCAACAATAGTATCTAAAACAGCAGTAGGATCAGGATAAACATTTTTCATTATATAAGTGTATGAACGACTATGTATTGTCTCACTAAAGTCCCATGCAACTAACATAGATTCTAATTCAGGTAAACTACAAAATGGTAAGAATGCCAGACATGGTCCACGACCTTGTACACTATCTAATAATGTTTGATATTTTAAATTAGATGTAAAGATATGTTTCTGTTCATCTGATAATTGTTGAAAATCGTTTCTATCTTTTTGTAGAGATACCTCTTCTGGTCTCCAAAAGAATCCTAGTTGTTGTTGATTTAACTTTTCAAAGATAGGATATTTCTGTTGGTCAAATCTTTGTGTGTTAGGTTCTTCTCCGAAAAACATAGGTTGTTTTAGCCAATCTACTTGCTCTGTGTTAAATACTTTAGACATTATATAGCACACGCCTCGCAATATTCTTGATAATCTTCATCTGTTTTAAATTCCTCTCTGGTCTTAGTACTATCTTTTACATCATCATGCCACCCAACAGAATGTGCAGGTTCTTCTACATCTTGTTTTGCGTCATATGTGTTTTGATAATAGGATGTTTTCCATCCTAGTTTATATGTAGTTAATAAGTCATTTGCCATTACTGACACAGGCACCTCGCCGTCTTTGTAGTTCTCTGGATTATAACTCCAGTTTCCACTTATCGCTTGGTCAAAGTATTTCTGCATAACAGAAATTGTATTAATGTAACCTTCATTACTTTTCATATCCCATAACAATGTGTAGAAATTCTTTAGTCGGTTGTAATCAGGAACTATTTGTTTAAGTGTTCCTTTTTTACTTTTTTTAATTGAAAGATAATCACGAGGTGGTTCAACACCGTTCGTAGCATTTGAGACAACTGAACTACTCTCTGACGGCATTTGGGCCGATAGTGTCGAGTGTCGTAACCCGTTGCTCTTGATATCGTTTCGTAAACTAGTCCAATCATAACTGTACTTTCTTTTGACTATATCGTCAACATCTTTTTTATATGAATCAAT